GACGCGTGGGCAGACCATCGGCGAGCGGTTCTGCACCGATCCTGCCTGGCAGGAGTGGCTGAAGCACGTGGCACCCGCGGGCGCAATCAACGACAAAAGTCGGGTGCAGTCGCCGGCGGTGCAGTTCAAAAGCTTCTTCCCGGAGCGGAAAGAGCTGATCACCGGCCTGTCGGACGTGTCGGCTGGGGCGTTCGTGCAGCCGGACTACACGGGCATCTACGAACCCATCGGGCGATACCCGCTCACGTTGCGGCAGTTGATCAGCGTGCGGCAAACCGGCTCGGACACGGTGGAGTTCGTGCGGCAGACGAAACAAGTCACTGAGGCTGAGCCTACGCCGGAAGCGAACGTGAAGGTGTACACCGGCGCCACTGGGGAGATCGAGGGACGCAAACCCCAGGGAGCGATGCGCTTCGAGAAGGTCACCGAGACGGTCAAGACCATTGCGGTGTGGGTGGCGGCCACGAAGCGCGCGTTGTCCGACGCATCGCAAATCCGCGGGATCATCGATCAGGAGCTGCGTGAGGACCTGGCGGACGAGTTGGAGAATCAGTTGCTGACCGGCGACGGCATCGGTGAGAACTTCACCGGCCTGGCGCAGCAGCCGGGAACGCTGATCCAGGCGTTCAACACGGACATTCTGCGCACGACGCGGCAGGCTCTCACGACCCTGGCGGTAATCGGCCGGGCGACGCCATCGGCGTTCCTGTTCCATCCGGCGGATTGGGAGACGGTGGAACTGATCCAGGACGCGAACAACCGGTACTACTGGGCTGGGCCGCTGAACCAGGGGCCTCCACGGCTGTGGGGTGTACCGGTGGTAACCAGTTTCCACATCGAGCAGGGTAGCGCGTGGTTGGGTGACTGGCGCAAGGCGGTCTTGTGGGACCGCGAGCAGGCCACGCTGAGTGTGACGGATAGCCACGAAGATTTCTTCGTGCGGAACATCGTGGCGTTTCTGGCGGAGATGCGCGCCGCGTTCGGTCTGATCCGGCCGCAGGCGTTCATCAACGTCGAGTTGGCGTAGAGCAGCGAGGTAATGGTCAGCGATGCGGGTCAACGTCCTGTGCCGGAATTATAGGGACGACCGAGTTCTGCCGCGGATGGCACACTATCTGGCGGCAGCGCTGGGCTGGACGTTGACCGCATCGCCCGATCTGAATTGCGACGTGCTGTACCTGATGGGCTACTTCGAGGCGCACTTGCTGAAGAAATGGCCTCATATGCCGGTGGTATCGTATTTCACGCACCGCGAGGAGGTCCCGGTCGGCAACGGCAAGGCGGAATTGTGGGACCAGGTAGCGAAACGTGTGGACCTCCGGGTAGCGATGTCGCGGCTCTACGCGCGGTCGTTGGCGCAGTACGGTACGACGGTGCAACCGCCACTGCCGGTGGAACAAGGGAGGTTCAATCTCGGCCCCCATCGGCCACCCCGTGGACGGGGGAAGGGTAGGGCAGTGGTTGGGCTGAGTGGCTACACGTACAGCAACAAGCGCAAGGGCCAGGACGTCGTCGATGCCCTGTTGCAGTCGAAAATCGGGGCCCGGGTAGAATGGCGCGCGTCGGGGCGAGGTTGGCCGGTGCCGACGAAACGGTACTCATGGGCGGAGATGCCGAAGTTCTACCAGGGGCTGGACGTGTTGGTCTGTCCATCCCGCGTCGAGGGCGGGCCAATGCCGGTGCTGGAGGCGTTGGCCTGTGGGGTGCAGGTGGTGGTCCCGTCCGGGGTGGGGATCATCGATGAATTGCCGAACATTCCGGGCATCTGGCGCTATGCGCGCGGGGATGCGAAAGCATTGGTCGCCGCATTGGAGGAAGCGGTCCGGGCGCAGGGGATCGACCAGGGGGCGCTGCGAGAGGCCGTCAAAATGCACACGGTCGAGAATTTCGTGAGCGGGCACGCCGAGGCATTGGAGGCGCTGAACGGCGGATTGGACGCGGGCATAGCGGAGACGGAGACGAAACCGGTCAAGGCGCCGGGCATCGTGGAGGTAGAGCCGGTGGCGAGGAACACAAAATCAAGGCGGGGCATCTACGTGGTCGCGTTCGGGGACCCAGCGCGGAAATGTGCACTGCGACTGATGCAGAGTATCAAGACTCATATGCCGGAGATTCCGATCGCGCTGTGCGCGGCGAAGAAGATCGGGCTGGAGGACGTGCTCATCGTGCAACCGGACTCGGACATCGGTGGACGACGGGCGAAGTTGCGGGCATACGAGCTCTCGCCGGCGGAATGGGAAGCGGTGCTCTACCTGGACGCGGATACGGTCGTGACCGCGCCGATTCACTATTATTTCGAGCTGATCGAGGACGGCTGGGAGTTCGTGATCTGCAAGGATCCGCACCTGATGGACACGATGCACAGCTTCCGGCGCAGAAACAATGACGCGGAACTGGCCGGCACAGAACAGGCGGTGAAAACGCTGCACACGCTGCAATGGAATGGCGGCGTCTGGGCCTTCGGGCGCGGGCCGCGCGTTCAGGCATTTTTCAGGCGATGGCAACAGGAGTGGGAAACGCACGCGCAGCGCGACCAGGGCGCCCTGGTGCGGGCCATGTACGCCGAGCCGTTGCGGATCATGCTCCTGGGCAACCAGTGGAATACGTTCGAGAAATACTGCCGGGGGATCGAGACAGCCGGGCTGAAGCACTTTCCGGGCGACGCGCGCCGATGGAAGGGCCTGATTCCAGGGCGAATCGATGGCAAGCAGGCGTGGGATGCGGTGCGGAAATTCGAGCGGGAGCGACGCTGATGGGCGCAAAGGAGTATCGACTGTGACCGACATTCTGAACCTGGGAGCGGGAAATAAACTGGTGGCCGGGGCGGTACAACACGATCTGACGAAACATCGTCCGGAGATCGACGTGGTGTGGGACCTGAACGTCCTGCCGTGGCCCTGGGAAGACAATTCGTTCGATTTGGTCGTGGCTCGCGCGGTTTTCGAGCATTTGCGCATCAATTTGGTAGAGACGGTCAACGAATGCTGGCGCATCCTGCGACCGGGCGGGGTCCTGTACGTGAAACTGCCGTACTGGTGCAGCGACAACTCGTATCGCGATCCGACGCACTATTGGCGGTTCAGCCTGAGGACGTGCGACCTGTTCGACCCAGAGACGACGTATGGACACGATTATGCTTTCTACACGGAGCGGAAGTGGAAGATCATCAAGCCGGCGCGATTGAACAAGGCTCGGACGTCGTTCGGTCTCAAGATGCAGGTGCGCAAATGAAGTGCGTGCTCGTGGTGCGCGCAGAGGATGCGGTAGCCAGGTCGCGAGCGAAGCGGCTGGGCTGCGAGCTGGTGGTCGCGGGCGATTGGCAAATCCGAGGGGACGCGACGCTATTCATCGCGCCGGGGACGCTCACGCCGTGGGACCTGGTCGCGGCGGGGTTCCATTTCATGGTCCGGTGGGACGCGGCGGCCCCGTTGTGGCGATACGGCGTGACGGCGGAGAACGTGGGGACGCCAGCGGAACGGAAACGGACGCAGGGCATTACTCGCGATCTGCGAATCCCAGTCTATGCGCCGGAACTGCTATTCGTGCGAAATAGTGCGGACGGGCAGCGATTGGTCAAGACGTGGCGAAAGGAATGTGAGGGGAAAGCAGATGAACGGTTGGCGTTCGTCAGGGCGCTATACATAATCAAGCCACGGTTCTGCGTGCTGCCCCGGACGTGGTTGGCGGATGTGGCGAAGCGGGCGGAGGCGGATCACAAAGCCTGGATCGGGGCCCGGGCGGATCACAAAGCCTGGATCGGGGCCCGGGCGGGGCATAGGCCCTCGGTGTTGGTGAAGGTGCAAATCGGTCCGAACCAGTTCGTGAAATGTCGGCCAGGGGACGAGGATGCAGTACTGCAACGCCTCAAGCGGATAATGGGGGGTAGGAAACGTGGATGATGATCTGATCGTGGCGGGCATCCCGGCTCGGAAGTGGGCGGGAAGGTTGGTGAAGGTGCGGATCGGGCCGAATGCGTTCATGCGTTTGCGTGAGGATGAGGCGCGCGCGATGGGACTGACGCCGGTCGATGTGGAGAACAAGATGCGCACGCCGGAGCAGAGCGAGAACAAGCGGCGCCGGGGACGGCCACGGAAGAGCGGTTAGGGTGGCGGCGCGACTGGCGCAGTCCACGGGGGAATGGGAGTGAGCGATGGGGTTCTGTGAGGTCCAGGACGTCGAACGTTTCCTGCAGCTGTCTGTTCCCACGGCGAAATTGGCCAGCATGCAGGTTGCCATCGACGCGGCAACGGCGGCGATCCGAAACTATTGCCAGCAGCAGATCAGTCAGGTAAACAACGACGTCGTTACGCTGGATGGCCCCGGTGGGGTGCGGCTGTTCCTGCCGGAACTGCCGGTGGGCAGCGTGGGGTCGGTGATCGAGGACGGAGAGACGCTGACAGTCACGGACGACTACCAGGTGGGCGCGCACGGGGTTCTGCACCGCGTCGATGCGGTGTGGGCGGCCGGAGTGCAAAACGTGAGCGTGACGTACACGCACGGATACGCCGGTATCCCGGAGGACATTATGGCGGTGTGTATGCGCGCAGCGTCGCGAGCGTACCAGGCCGGGTTGAAAGCCGAGGAGCTCGGGGGCGTGCCAGGGGTGGCGAGCAAGAGCCTGGGGGACTATTCGGTATCGTTCGGGAGCGAGCAGGGTGGCGGCGCCGGGGGGGAATCGGTGCTTGGGGCGAGCGCGTCGCCGTTGTTGCTGCGCAGCGAGAAGGAGATCCTGAATCGGTACAGGTATCATTCGATATAGTAAAAGGCGGGGCAGGGGATGGGCGTTTTCGAGTCGCTGCTGAATCGAGATTACGAGCTGACGCGGCGGGACCGGATCAGCGACGGACAGGGCGGATGGCAGATCGTGTATGGCGCGCTGGGGACCGTGCGCGGACGGCTGCGACCAGCGACCTCGCAGGAGCGCGAATCGGCAGCGTTGGAGCAGAGGCACATCAGCCACGTTTTCTACTGCGTGGCGGGGACGGACATCGCGCGCGGCGACCAGGTCGAGGGTGACGGAATCGTGGTGGACGTGATGGGAGTGCGGGAGCCGAGCCGAGCGGATCATCATCTGGAAGTCGATTGTTTGGAGCGGCAGGCCGAGATCGACGCGGAGCCGGGGTCGTAGCCCCCCCCGGGTCCCCCCGTGGACGGGGGGAGGCGCGGAGTGGACAGGACCGACAGGATGGGGCACTTGGATCGCGGAAGGCGCGGAAGGGCGCGAAAAGGGGCGGTGGATGGGACTGGAGTGGCGGCAGAGGGAATTCATGGCCAAAATCGGGGGGATCGTGGCGCAGAACATGGAACGGGCGTGCGAGTTTGCCGCGGACGAGGCGCGGGCCCGGGCCCCGCGGCTGACGGGACAATTGGTCCGCGGCGTGGATATCAAAGTCGAGGTCAGAGCGCGGGATCAAACCATCGAGGGGCGCGTCGGGGTAATCAAGAAGATCTTCTGGGCATGGTTTCAGGAAATGGGGACATCGAAGATGGCGGCGCGACCATTTCTGCGGCCAGCGGTGTTCAACAACGCGGCGCGGATTGTGCGCATGATCGAGGGTAGAGAATGAGTGTCCTGACGGCGGCGGTGTACGACAGGTTGACCGGGGACGCGACGCTGGCAGGGATGCTGGCGGCCTACCGAGGCGGGCCGGCGGTGTTCACCACGGACCCGGCGCCGGGAGACGCGAGCCTGCCATATATCGTAACCGCGGGCGAGGTGGCACAGTCGCCCGCGGATACGAAGGTGGACCGAGGGC